GTTCAATGGAAAGACGCTTCGACTTCATAAGAAGCCGTAGGGTCTTATACTCTGTACGATGGAGAGCCGTATTATACCTGGATTTTAATCCAGAATAATCGGATCCATCATACGAGTACCATCCGAAGGACTCTGAGCCAACCCTGACCTGCGGGATTAGTTTCCTAATCTTCGCAGGTACTGTCGACTGTAAGTACGCAGCAGTTTCTAACATTCCTGCAAGCAGGAAGTTGTTAGCACTTGCTACAACACTTACGATTGACTCAGGCCGGGTCTCTCTTGCGACCTCAAGAACGTAGGTAGGTGTCACATCGATACCTCTATACGCGTCAACGCCACAAGACTCTCTGAAGTAACCACTGCAGAAAGTCTTAGAATCGTTGACTTTGAGGCCGAGCTGCGTGAGCAGCTCTCTGAGTACCCCAACACAGTCCACGGGAACGATGATATCGTCCCCGTAGACCCGGACCAGCTTAGCCGCACAGGCTAAGTTCACGCGATTGACTTCCCATTTACGCTGTACTAGTACAGCGGCAATGGAAACCATAGCGTAAACAATAGACTGCACGGGAAAGGTGAGAGCCGATCCCATAGGTGCAAACTTCCGAAGCTTGATATACTTCGGACGTTTCTTGTCAATGGTATTGACAAGCCACCTAGTTCTGACTGCGTGGAACGCGTGCAAGAGGTCTCCATGAGACCTAAATGCACGTTCGACCACGTAGCAGGACAGACGGTCACTTGCAGACGACAAGTCAATCGTCGCACGTAAACCGTCCCGGGAGGCAGAGAGCGCAGATTCACGACTTGGTTCTTGACTAGCAAAGCTAATCGAGAATCTAAGTATGGATCTGTCGACCATGCGCTCAAGCTCGCGCTTGAGTGCTTGTTGCATCCACTGGTGCGCAATTGGTTCCGAGGCGATTAACCTTGGCCCCTTTTGCGTTTTAGGGACTGCAATAAGCTTCGAAGGAGGTTCATGAAGTCTTGCGACATCATAAGCCTCATTGCGAAGCGGGTCACCTTCCCAATGATTGTAGTTGGCATAGCCATACTCCATTAAAGGAAAGGTACGCTCTAGCTTGCTTGGCCAATGCGGGAAGGAATACTTAGAATCCTTACCCACTCTGGCATCAGCAACAGCCCCTGGGCCGTGCTTCGGTCTCAGGCCCAGCCAGTTGACTGGACCAAACTCCCCACCTACTATCCAATCGCATACGCGTTGGACGGTAGCGAGGGAGGGAGCGCAATCGCTGAATTGCTTCTCTTGGTCAGAGAAGAGTTCGAGCTGATCTTGGGTCTCAGCAAGTGTTGATTTCGAGATGTCCACAAAGTGGACCCTCGACCCAATACTTGAGATATCAAGATCATCGTTATCCCACTCAAGAGTAGGATTACGAGTATCGCGCTCGACGTCGAAGAACTCCTTAACTGTCGCGAAGACAGCTTCCGGAGGGCACTCCATTCGGAGTTTCTTGGAGGCATAGTATAGTCTCCTAAGGAACTGCAGAGCGGTAGTGTCGACGTCAGACCGAACTACGCCATTATTATGAAACACCCTCCACAACAGCCCTCGGAATAGTCCGGGGATTGGTGTGCCCTTCTTATGGGGAGCCTGACAAGGCAACCCAGAAGGAGTAAGGGCCCCCATGGCTAGGCACGAATCAACGTGCTTGCCCATGGCAGGGAGATCCACGGTAAAGAACCGTAGACCTCTGTGTTTCATACAAGAACGGAGGCGGGATAGATCCCGAGTCCATTCTAAGGCGTCAAGGGGGTATACAGCCTCGCAATCCCGTAGGATTGCTTGGTAGAGACCCTCGAGGAAGCTGGCATAGCTTTTCATCATAGCCTATCTCCATGGGTTATGATCTATGCTACGTCAGCG